TTCGTCCGTGATCCGGGGGCTGAAGCCCCCGGCTAGGATCCGTCGGCCCTTCGGGCCGGGAGACGCACGCATCGTTCTCCCCCCCCGGATCGTTCTCCCCGCCGCATCACCCGAATGGAGCCCGCCCCTCCCCAAACGACCCTTTCAAGACCACACCACCAAACCATGAACACTCCGATGATTCCAACCACCCCACCAGAACCACCCATCCCCACGATCACGAACCCTCACCTCACGCGCGATGTGCAGCAGATCTGCGGGGCGGCGGCGCGGCTGCAGCAGTTTGGCGAACGGCTGGAGGCGGCGTATGCGCCGTTGCCGGCGTATGTGTATGTGCGGCCGCTGCAGGCAGAGATCGTGTTTACGCGGCCGGCGCTGCCGCGGCTGGCGCAGCTTTTCGGGCGGGAGGGGTGGCGGCGGGAGGCGGCGGGCGGGGCGTATTTTGATTGGCTGAAGCGCGTGGAGGAGGGCGTGACGCTGCGGATCTCGGAGTGCGAGGAGGTGGCGTCGGCGCAGGCGGAGGTGCCGGTGGCAATGGTGGGGGCGGCCGCCGGAGGCGCGGGGGCGCGCGTGGCGGCGGAGATTTCGGCGGAGGTGGGGGCGTGAAGGGTGGGCGGGCCCTTGGTGGCGTGACGCTCTGCGTCGCGCCTCGGGAACCAATGCGCCTCTCCTTTTTTAGGCGCGACGCGGAGCGTGACGCCACCAAGGGGAGCGCTCCGCTCCGCCGCAGCCTCCCGACCGCAGCGACCGGCGCGCCATGGAGGCAACATCGCCTATAGAAATTTACCGAAATAAAACCGATGATCTATTTTACGATTCCGTGTGTGCCGCCGCGGGTGACGGCGCAGCAGAAGGGGGCGTGCCGCACGCCGGCGGGGATCCGCTTTTTCAAAAAGCGGCCGGTGCAGCAGGCGGAGCACACGCTGCTGGCGCTGCTGCGGCCGTTTGCGCCGGCGGCGCCGCTGGCGGGGCCGCTGCGGCTGGGGGTGGACTGGCGGATGCCGTGGCGGAAGTCCGAAACGAAAGCGCGCCGGGCGGCGGGGGCGCGGTGGTGCGATGTGCGGCCGGACTTGAGCAATATGATCAAGCTGCTGGAGGATTGCCTGACGACGCTCCGGTTTTGGGAGGATGACAGCCAGGTGTGCGATGTGCGGCTGACGAAGCGCTGGGCGGGGAACCCGGGGATGACGGTGTGGGTGGAGCCGCTGGAGGAGCTGGGATCGCCGCGGACGGATTTGGCGGGCGCGGGCGCGGCCGGCGCGAGGCCGGGGGCGGCCGGCGCGGGACGGCACGGCGCGAATTTTGGAACATAAATGGAACCAATGCACGCGCTCACAACATTTTTGGAGGTGGAGGTGGAGCTGGAATTCGCGGTCGGCGCGGGGTGCGCGGGGAGCGCGGACCGGTACGGCGCGCCGCTGGAGCCGGAGTCGGCGCCGGACGTGGAGCTGCTGGGCGTGGTGCTGGTGGCGGGCCGCCGGCGGATGGCGCTGGAGCCGCGGGAGTTTGACCGCGCGCAGGTGGAGCGCTGGCGGCGGGAGATTTTGGAGTCGCTGGGACGGGAGGCGGGGTGAGGCCGTGTTCAGTATTCAGTATTCAGGGGGGCTGGTGGTGGCTTCACCTGGGCTGGGGGAAGCGGGCGATGTGCGCGGTGGGGATGGACCCATCGGACTTATGAGACCCATACGTCCCATGGGACGGACGCGCTGGGCCGATGCGGGGCGCCCACTGAATACTGAATACTGAACACCGCCCCGGAGGCGCTCCCCCGCCCGGCGCGGACAAACTTTATGAATTGGCTCAATCTGGAAACGAAGGTGCTGCATTCGCCCGAGTACATGCGCAGCAAGCCGGTCGCGCGGGCGACGTGGCTGAACGTGCTCATTTGGTGCGCGCAGCAGGAAAATGGGGGTCATATTTCGGGGGCGAGGACCTGGGCCAGCCGGGAGTGGCAGCAGGTGTGCGGGGTGACGAAGGCGGAGGTGGAGGCGGCGGCGCCGCTGCTGGCGTGGGACGGGGATGATTTGGTGGTGTGGAATTACCCGGCGGCGCGCGAGGCGGAGGTGCGCGCGAAACGCGAGGCGGGGCGGGAGAAAGGGGTGCGCAGCGCGGAGGCGCGGAGCAGACGGGCCGGGAAGACGCCGGGCGCGGCGGAGAGCGGCGCGGCCTTGGGGCAGAGCGCGGGCCGGGACGGGAGCCCGGAGGCATCCGGACGCTCGCCGACCCAGGAGCGCGGGGCGGCCGGAAGCACGGGGTCGGCGGGCCAGGCGGGCGGTGCGGGCTCCTCTGAACACGGGGCTTTTTGGGGGAGCGGTGCTTCGGACGATGGACCTGCTGAGCAGGCAGCTGAGCACCCTGCTGAGCACCCTGCTGAGCAGGCAGCTGAGCACCCTGCTGAGCAGGTAGCTGAGCACCCTGCTGAGCTTCAACGGAAAGGAAAGGAAGGGAATGGAAATGGAAAGGAAATGGAAGGGGGGCGGCAGGAGAGTTCGTACCCTCCCCGCGAGCCTCGCGAGGCCAGCGAGGATCGCGAAGCTCCGCCGCGCACGCCCTCGGGCTCGGCTTCCTTGGCGGCGACTAGTGCGAGTGAGGGAACGTCGCACGGCGCCGGCGAGAGTCGCGAAGCTCCGCCGCGCGCGCCCTCGGGCTCGGCTTCCTTGGCGGCGACTGGCGCGAGCGATGGCCAGTCGCACGGCGCTGGCGAGGATTGCGAAGCTCCGCCGCGCACGCCCTTGGACTCGGCTTTCTTGGCGGCGGACGGTGCCGCAGACAGCGCGCAGACTTTCCCGCCGGCGAAAACCTCGTTTTTTCCGGGAGGGAAGAAGGGCGGCCGGGTGCCGACGCCCTCGCTGGAGGACGTCATCGCTTATGGTTCGGGATGTTCCGGCAGTGCACCGCGGGATTGCTGCGAGGCCTGGTGGTACGACCACGAGGCGCGGCCCCGCCACGGGACGGGCGGCTACACGGACAAGCGCGGGGTGCTGGTGGGCGATTGGCGGGCGTCGCTCCGCGCGTTTGCGGTGCGCTGGCGGGCAATCGAGGAACGGGACCGGCAGCGCTACGGCGCGGGAGCGTTCGCGGCGCTCCCGCCGGCGCCGGGCGGGGTGCAGCTCTACGAGGATGAGCCGCCGCGGCCCGGCAAGCCCCGCCCGACTTTGAGTCTCAACCCACACCACGCATGAGCACGCCCACGACGACACCAGTTCCCATCGAAACGACTCGCGCCCGCGCGGCGGAGGCGCCCCCTCAGCGGCGGGCGGGCGCGGAGCGGCGGGCGGGCAATGTGGCTCCCGACTCCGCTCGGGAGTTTGCGCAAAGCGCGCAGCGCCAATTCCTGGGCAGGCTTTCGCGGGTGGCGAACGGGGCGCAAAATGGGCGCTGCGCGCGATATTTCAAACTCCCGAACGGAGTCGGGAGCCACTTTCCGGCCCGGCGCTCCACCCCGCTCCGCCCGCCGACCCTCTGTTTTTCCACCACGCCTGAAGCATGAACACCACGAACCGAATTGATACCGCCACCACGGAGGCCGACCGCGCGCGCGCGGCGGAGGCACTGCGCCAGGCACTGGCCGCGCACCGGGCCGCGCACCACGGCACGGACGCACGGACCGTCACGGATGGACCCGCCGGCGCGGAAGCGGACACGGTCGCGGCACGGACCAACACCGGCGCTGAGCACGAGGCGGGCGGGGCGGCGCATCTTTCGGAGATCGCACCTGGTTCGGAGAAGGTGGGGGCGGGCGCGCTCACGCGGGTGCCGGGGGTGTGCCGGGCGTGTGGCCGCGGGTTTGCGGCGGTGGTGATGAAGTGCCTGGGGTTTGAGGTGCGGCAGCAGGCGTGCGAGGAGTGCGTGGCGGCGGAGCGCCGGCGCCAGGAGGAGCGGACGCGGCCGCGGGTGGCGTCGCTCGAGGCGGCGTGGCAGGCGTTTTGTCCGCCGGATTACCGGGAGACGGATGAGGCGCGGCTGCGGGCGGAGGTGGCGGCGCGCGGGGTGCCGCTGGAGAAGGTGGAGCAGGTGCTGCAGTGGCAGCCCGGGATGCCGGGGCTGGCCCTGGTGGGGGCGACGCGGCGGCACAAGTCGCGGCTGATGTTTCTGCTGATGAAGCGGCTGCTGCGCGAGGGGCACAGCGTCCGCTACCTCAACGCGGTGCACTTTGGGGATGACATCGCGGCGAGCTACGAAGGGGGGCCGAGTGCCTACGAGGAGTGGATGCGCAAGCTGGAGCGGGCGGAGGTGTTGTTTCTCGATGACCTGGGCAAGGAGAAGGGCACGGAGCGGGTGGCGCTGGCGCTCTACCGGCTGGCGGAGTACCGGAATGCGCATCAACGGGAGACGTTCTATACGTCGAACTTCGCGCGGTCCGGGCTGGTGGAGAAGTGGAAGCTGGACGCGCAGCGCGGCCATTTTTTTGACGATAAGGCGGAGCCGACGGCGGAACGGTTTGGGGAGCTGTGCCGGTCGGTGATGCTGTGAAATGGGGCGGTTTCGGCCCGAAGGGCCGACGGCCACCAGCCGGGGGCTTTAGCCCCCGGGCCATGCGGGAGCCGCATGCGCCGCGAAGCCGGCGCGGGAGACCTCCAGCGATCCTTTCGGCCAGCGCTCTGTCTCCGGCGCCGGCTTCGCGGCGCATTCCCTCCCCTCCTTTTTCCGGGGGCTAAAGCCCCCGGCTAGTGGCCGCCGGCCCTTCGGGCCGGATCGCTGCGGGAGATTTGAAACGAATGAAGAGCGTCCTACTTAGAGCAGTTTAAATTGAGTCGTAGCCGTTCGAGATGACGAGCAACGGTGTAGCTGCGACCGGAAGGTCGGAGGAGACGGCTACGACTTTTCTTAAACCGCTCTCATGGATGGAGAGGGCCGGTCCGGGGAGGGCGTGCGCGCAAAAAAATGTAATGACTGAAACCACGGACAGCATTACTCTGCGAGCATGCTCACGAGAATGCTGAAGAAGTTTTGCGCGGGGGTGGTGTCGGGGAAAAGCGCGGTGGAGGCGTACCGGGCCGCGTACCCGCGGCGGAAGGCGGACACGGCGGCGGGCGCGGCGGCGGGGCTGCTGGCGGATCCAGAGATCGCGGCGGAGGTGGCGCGGCTGCGGGGGGCGCAGGAGACGAATACCGCGAGGACCACCGAGACCACCGAGACCACCGAGAGCGCGACGGCGGCGGCGGTGGGGGCGGCGGCGGTGGGGGCGGCGGCAGAGGTGGGGGCGGCGTCCGTGCCGGATGGGGCGGCGGAGTCGCTGGTGGAAAAGGTGGTGGCGTCGGGGGCGCTGACGCGGGCGGAGAAGCGTGCGTTTCTGGCGCGGGTGGTGCGGGCGAATTTGCAGGATGGGTCGGTGGATGGGGACTTGCTGCAGAGCGTGGACATCACGCGGCGCGGGGAGGACAAGGTGCTCGAGAAGCAGCGCCTGGCGGACAAGCTGAAGGCCATCCAGCTGGATAATGATCTGGCCGGCGAAGGGGCCGAGGCCGAGGCGCACGACGCGCTCTCGGCGCTGCTGGAGCGGATCCGGCGGTAGGCGGGGCGCGGGCGACTCGGTAGGGCGCCCAAGGTGGCTCCCGACTCCGTTCGGGAGTTTGAAGCACCGCGCGCCGCGCCTGCTTTGGGAGGCGTTCGCGGAGGGCGGGCCGTTTTAAAGGATGGGCGCTGCGCGCTGTCTTTTAATCTCCCGAACGGAGTCGGGAGCCACTTTCCGGCCCAGCGCTCCTCCCCTGCCCGGCCCGAATTTTGCGGGGCGTCTTTTAATGGGACGATCGCTGCTTTTTTTCTCCGAGCTGGTGGTGGTTTTTCCAAGCATTGACGTAATGACTGAAACCTGATACGGTGGGCGGGTGCATGATTTGGCTTTACTGGCGGAACGGCTCGCGGATCCGGTGTGGCGGCTGACTTCGGGGGAGCTGTACCACATTGCGCCGGCGGATGGGACGGGGGTGCAGCCGTTTCGGCCGCGGCCGGAGCAGGTGGCGGTGATCCGGGCGATTTACGAGGAGGGGGCGCGGCAGATTTTGATCCCGAAGGCGCGGCGGCTGGGGATGTCGACGACGCTGGGGCTGATGGCGGCGGACTGCCTCCTTTTTCGGCGGGCGTGGCAGGGGTCGCTGATTGACCAGAATGCGGCGGATGCGAGCCGGAAGCTGGACCGGATTGTGAAGGTGGCGCTGGAGCATTTGCCGGCGTGGCTGGCGGAGCGGGTGCAATTCCCGAAGATGAATGGGGCGCAGATCACGGCGGACCTGGCGGGGACGGGGGAGAGTTCGTTTTACGCGGGGATGAATGCGCGCGGGGGCTCGAATGATTTTTTGTGGATCTCGGAGTGGGGGGTGATCCAGGCGGAGGATGCGAAGCGCTCGGGGAAGATTCGGAGCGGGGCGCTGCCCTCGGCGCGGCATGGGATCACGGTGGTGGAGACGACGTGGGCCGGGGGGCGCGGCGGGGATGTGTGGGAGCTGCTGGAGCCGACGTTATCCGGGAAGGCGGCGGATTGGCGGGTGTTGTTTTTTCCGTGGTGGATCGATCCGCGGAATGTGAGCGCGCGGGCGGTGATCGATGCGGAGGCGGAGGCGTATTTTGCGAAGATCGGGCCGCGGTTGGCGGCGGAGGGCATCCGGCTCTCGGAGGCGCAGCGGCGCTGGTGGGCGGCGGAGCGGCGCGCGCAGGGGATGTTCATGGCTCGGGAAAACCCGACGTTTCTGGACGAGTGCTGGGCGGCGCCGGTGGCGGGGGCGGTGTATGCGGCGGCGCTGGATCGGGCGCGCGCGGAGGGGCGGCTGGGGCCGATGCCGGTGGATGGCGGGAGCCTGGTGCATACGTCGTGGGACCTGGGGGCGCCGGCGAATACGGTGGTGTGGTACTGGCAGATCGTGGGGCGGGAGATCCGGGTGATTGATTGCGACCGGGGCTTTCTCGGGACGCTGACGGAGCGGCATGCGCACATGCTGGCGAAGGGGTACAGCTACGGGCGGCATTACCTGCCGCACGATAGCCTGCAGACGGAGCGGACGGGGACGACGCTGGTGGCGGAGCTGGCGAAGGTGGGCTTCCGGAATCTGGTGACGGTGCCGCGGACGCATTCGGTGTGGGTGGGGATCAATCATGCGCTGGAGCTGTTTCCGTCCATCGCGTTTCGGTGTCCGCAGTGCGAGGCGGGGATCGATGCGCTGGGGGCGTATCGGACCCGGCGGCAGGGCGAGGGGGCGATGACGGCGGATGAGCCGGTGCATGACTGGGCCTCGCACCCCGCCGATGCTTTCCGCGTGATGGCGGAGGCGCATCGGGCGGGGCTGGTGGAGTTCAAGCACACCTCGGCGGGGGTGGACGGGGAATATGGGGAGTGGCGGCGGGAGCGGCGGGGGGTGAAGGCGGTGCGGATGGGGGGGTAGTGGCGGGGCAGTGGGGGCGTCATTCGTCAGTCGTCATTTTCTCCACATCGCGCTTGACGTAATGACTGGAACCCTGTAATTTCCGCCCACTACCACGACGCGGTTCAGACCGGGCGGGCGCCTGATTATCGGAACCGTGGTGTGCCGCGCGGCGAGACCGGTGCCAGAGCCCGACTATCGAGCCAGAACGGAGACGAACCAATCTTCATTCACTCGAACTTTTTTCTATTTATGCCGGATTCCATTCCGTCGCACTACACGACCGAGTTTTCCACGAACTGGATCCATCGGACGCAACAGATGAAGCCGCGCCTGGCGGCCTTCGTCGAAGACGATAACTATGCCGGGGAGCGCAAGCGCTATGACCGGCTCTTCAAGCAGAACAGCCGCGAGCGCACCGAGCGCAAGGCGGCGACGACCATCACGGATCCGGGGACGGATTCGCGCTGGGCGGTGCGCCGCTCGTTTGACCTGGGCAATTTGCTGGACCAGGACGATGCGAAGAACCTCGGGGCGCTGGTGCTGCCGACGTCGGACTATGTGAAGTCGCACGCGGCGGCGTACAATCGCGATTGCGATGACGTGGCCTGGATGGCGGCGCTGGATACCGTCATTACCGGATTCCAGGCGGAGAATAACGACGCGCTGCCCTCGACGCAGAAGATCGCGGCGGGCGCGGGCCCGGGCACGGGGCTGACGCTGGACAAGCTGCTGCTGGCCAATGAAATCCTGGAAGGGGCGGACCTGGAGGATGAGGCGGAGCGGGTGATGGTGGTGTCGCCGCGGCAGCTGACGAACTTGCTGAACTCGGTGGAAATCAAGAGCGCGGACTACAACACGGTGCGCGCGCTGGCGCACGGGTCGATCGACACCTTCATGGGCTTCAAGTTCGTGAAGAATACGCGGCTGCGCAAGACGACGGACGGGACCTACCTCCGCACGTGCGTGGCGTGGGTGAAGGGGGCGATCAAGGTGATGAAGGGGACGCAGATGAGCAAAATCGATCTGCGCCCGGACAAGTCCTACGCGACGCAGGTCTACAGCTCGTGGAACCTGGGGGCGTGCCGCATTTACGATGAGGGCGTGGTGCAGATCGACTGCTACGAGCCGCCGACGCCGTAACCGAAACAGGACCAAAGAGAGACTTCGCTAACTTAAGAATATGCCGACTTTTAATACTTATAATACTGCCAATTACAGCGCGCAGACGCCGACGCGGTTGAATCCGTCGCGGCTGCAGCTGCCGAATGTGGCCTCGGGGAGCGTCCAGTTTGCGACGATCCTGCACACGCTGGTGGGCTCGGAATCGAGCGCGAATGGCGGGGACGTGATTAACCTGGCGATTTTGCCGGCGGGCGTGATCCCGCTGCCGCAACTTTCGAGCGTGAGCTGCGAGGTGCCGGGGACGTCCAGCCCGTCGCTCGCGGTGGATGTGGGCACGGCGAGCGATGCCGCCGGCTGGGGGCACGCGACGCTGACCGCGGGCGGCCTGGTGCCGATGATGGGCGCGGGGACGCCGCCGTCGTTCTTTAACCCGACACCGCTGGTGGAGGACGCGGCGACGAAGGGCAACGTGACGGTCTTTGCGAAGGTGACGGCCGCCGCGAACCTGACCGCGGGCCGGAAGGTGGTGTTTACGCTCGCGTATAAGATTGGGAGCTAGCGCGCGCTGGGCTGGGGCTGGGCCTGCGACCGGGCGGTCGCAGGCCCAGGAGGCCCGGGGGGCGCGGAAAGTGGCTCCCGACTCCGTTCGGAAGTTTGAAAACCCCGGCGCGCACCGCCTCTTTTGGTGGAGGCCTTCGTCGGTGGCGATCCGTGCGAACATGGGCGCTCCGCGCTATTTTTTTAAACTCCCGAACGGAGTCGGGAGCCACTTTCCGGCCCGGCGCTCCAGCCCTCCCGCGGCCTCCCGGTCGCGGGCTCCGGGCAGGAGGCGCGACGCGGGGCGGCGGGCCACCGAGATCCGAATTATGAACATTTCTGAAAGGGATATGACTCCGAATCGTACTTAGCCGAAAGTCAGATATCCGCACGGGCTGGCGTCTGCGTGGTGTGGGCGCCAGCCCGTTTTCCCTCCGGGCCGGCGGGCGGGCCAGAGGCTCTGAAACGACACCGCGCACTTTTTCGAGAACTCACTTTTCCTTTTCCCAACCAACCAAACGCCATGGTCACTTCGGTCACACACATTTGCAATCTGGCTCTCGGGCACCTGGGGGAGGCGCCGATTACGTCGCTGGAGGAGGATACGCGGGCGGGGCGGGCGTGCGCGCTGCACTATGGGCCGGTGCAGGCGGCGGTGCTGCGGTCGCACCGGTGGAATTTTGCCGAGACGCGGGCGGCGCTGTCGCAGCTGGTGGAGGCGCCGGCGTTTGGGTGGGCGCACCAGTATGCGCTGCCGGCGGATTGTGTGCGGGTGCTGGAGATCAATGGGCGCGAGTGCGGGGACTGGATTTCGGACGAATACCGCATCGAGGGGCGCGTGCTGCTGACGAACGCGGCGGCGGTGAATCTCGTGTATGTGCGGGAGCTGGCGGACGTGGGGCTGTTCGATCCGTTGTTTGTCGAGGCGCTGGCGCTGAAGCTGGCGGCGGCGCTGAGCGAGCCGATCCGCGGGACGACGGGAAAGACGGCGGAGCTGGCGGCGCAATACGAGCGGGTGACGGCTCCCCTCGCCCGCCGGATCGATGCGAATGAGGGGCAGCGGCGGAAGGGGTTGTTGCCACAGAATTCGCTGTGGATCCAGGCGCGGGGGGCGGGGGTATGAGGGGGGGAGCGATTGACCAATGTGGCTCCCGACTCCGTTCGGGAGGGCCAGGCACCGCGCGGAGCGCCTCATTTTTGAACGGCTCGCGACGGGCGGACGGTTCACCAGAATGGCGCCGCGCGCTGGGTTTTAAACTCCCGAACGGAGTCGGGAGCCACTTTCCGGCCCGGCGCTCCGCCCCCCGTTCCGCAACCCTCCCCACCCCGCCGCCTGCGCCCACCGATCCACGACCGGTTGGAAAGTCCGAGCCGGACGGGCAGTCCCACGTTCACCGTCCCGCCGTGCGGGCGCGGCGGATCTCCTTTTAATTTATGGCGCAGGTTCATCTACATCTTCCGAGTTTCAATGCGGGTGAGTTGTCGCCGCTGCTGGGGGCGCGGTTTGCGGTGGAGAAAGTGGAGGCGGGGTGCCGGCGGCTGCGCAATTTTCTCATTCATCCGCATGGGCCGGCGTTCCGGCGGCCGGGGATGGAGTACATGGGGGCCTCGATGGGGGCGGACGCGAAATCGAGCCTGCGCGGGTTTTCGTTTTCGACGACGACGAATGCGATCCTGGAGTTTCATCCGAGCGGGCTGGCGGTGTGGAGCAATGGGAAGAAGGTGCCCATCTCGGCGGTGCCGCTGGTGTGGCGGGATGGCGCGACCTTCACGGCGGAGGAATGCGCGGAGCTGCAGCTCGCGCAGGTGAATGACGTCGTCTACCTCGCGCATCCGAACCATGAACCGATGATGCTGGTGCGCGGCGCGCACGGCGGCGGGGACCTGGAGTGGGAGCTGAAGAAGATCGATTGGAAATGGCCGGCGCTGGGCGATGAGAATGTGCGCTCCGCGGAGCTCTCCAGCCCGGAGACGACGGACAAATTTTCCAAGGGGACGTGGGCGTGGCCGGAATTTTCCGAGGTGCCGGGAGATCAATTCAAGCTCACGGTGGTGAATCCCCACACCGCGACGAATGCGCTGAAGACCATCCGGCTCTACAGCCTGGAGCGGGATCGGCGCCACCAGTACTACTGGAAGCTGCTGCGCCAGATCACGTGGCGCCTGGCGGCGCCGGCGGCGTGGGAGACGGACATCACGGCGGCGGGCAACAAGACGCTGAAGATCGAATACACCGGGCCGACCGGGCCCGACGGAAGCAAGGCGGTGCTGGCCTGGCCGAAGGCGAGCCCCACGGAAACGCGGGAGCTGGATCTCCACGAGGACCCGCCAAACCTGCTGCAGGAGGTGGACGTGCCGGCGGGCGACTGGAAAGTGGAGGTGCACTGCCCGACGACGATCCCGACGAATGCGCCGGCGGTGCCGGCGGACAAGACGCGCGTGGGCGCGGCGAGCTGCACCATCCAGCGGCTGGTGAAAGGCACCTGGCAACCCATCAACCTGCCGCTGATTCCGGGCGGCGTGGCCGTCTATCGCGGGCCGAATCTGCGCGTGCCAGGAAAGGTGCGGCTGCGGTGGAACGGGTACGCGGTGATGGATGGCACGATGAAAGTCATCCAGCTCACCTTCAAAAAATCCGACGAGCTGACGCTGGAAGTCGACGCGGCCGACGATGTGGACCGAACGATGACGGCGAAGAAGGGCGAGGCGCTCGTGCCGATGTTTGAGCCGGGCCACGTGGGGAGCTACTGGCAGATTTCGCACCGGCGGGAGCAATCGTTTGTGACGATCGAGGGAGCGCGGGCGACCGCCGTCCCGCCCGCCACCCCGCCCAACCATAAGGAATCGCCCTCGATTCGCGTTTCGGGAAAGTGGGAAGTTTTTACCTATGGGCATTGGTCGGCGACGCTGACCCTGCAGCGCAATATCGGGGGCAACTGGGAGACGATGCGCTCGTGGTCCGCGAAGGACGACCGCAACATCGCGGTGAACGGCGAGGAAGATGGGGAGACGGAGATGCGCCTCCGGGTGACCGAGGCGACCGCGACCGAGGACGACGACGAGGCGCGCTTTGTCCTGGAGGCCTCGGACGCGATTGTGAATGGGCTGGTGCAGATCACGGCGGTGGGCGCGCTGGATGAGCATGGCAAGGCGAGCTCGGCGACGGTGGACGTGATTCGCGATCTGTTTACGGTGGATCCCTCCACCCCGCCGGCGCCGACGCCGATCTGGACCGAAGGCGCGTGGTCGAAGGCGCGCGGGTTTCCGCGGGCCGTGGGGCTGCACGGGCAGCGGTTATGGTTCGGTGGAACGAAGGCGGAGCCGCAGCGGGTATGGGGGAGCGTGGTGAATGACTACCAAAACTTTCGCCGGACCTCGCTGGACGATGCGGGGGTGAGCTTCACGCCGGCGGCGCAGACGGCGAATCCCATCCAATGGCTGGCCTCGAGCGGGGCGCTGGTGATGGGGACGTCCGGCGACGAATGGACCATCGGCGCGGATGGGGATGGGCTGGTGACGCCGACGAATGTGAAGTTTCTGCGGCGCTCGGGGAATGGCTCGCAGTATCTGCCGGCGCAGATCCTGGGGGATGTGCTCGTCTTCGTGCAGCGCAATGGGCTGAAGCTGCGCCAGGTGGCGCCGCGCGCGGAGAATGTGGTGTGGTCGTCCACGGACCTGACGGTGCTGGCGGAGCATCTCACGCAGGCGGGCCGCATCGTGCAGCTGGCGGTGATGAACAGCCCGGCGACGATCCTGTGGGCGGTGACGGCGGATGGGCGGCTGCTCGGGATGACGTTTGAGCAGGAGCAGAATGTTTTTGGCTGGCACGTGCATGAAACGGAGGGGTTCGTGGAATCGGTGGCGGTGATTTACGGGCCTGGCTCGGACGAGGTGTGGCTGGCGGTGCGGCGCGGCGGGAAGCGGAACATCGAGCGGCTGGATGCGGCGGTGCTGGAGCGGAAGTTTGCGCAGCGGGAGCGGCTGATGTACCTGGATGCGGCGGTGCGGGTGGAAGCGGCGGCGCCGGTGACGCAGGTGACGGGGCTGGCGCACCTGCTGGGCCAGCTGGTGGACGTGGTGGGCGATGGCGCGCAGCAGAGCGCGCGGACGGTGACGCGCACGGTCGACGGCGATGGGGTGGTGGTGCTGGAGACGCCGGCGAAGACGGTGATCGTGGGGCTGCCGTATGTTTCGGAGCTGCAGCCGATGCGCAAGGAGCTGCCGCTGCAGGATGGCACGGCGCAGCATCGGAACTGGAAGCTGGCGCGCGTGGGGCTCTGGGTGCACGACAGCCTGGGCGGGGAGATTGCGGATGCGCCGGACCCGGCGTCGAAGGCGGAGAAGATCAACTACCGGCGGGCGTCGACGGCCATGGATGGGGCGCCGCCGCTTTCCACGGGGGAAGTGGAAACGGCGATCGAGCCGCGGACGCGCGAGGGTTTCGACGTCATCATTCGGCAACGCGCGCCGCTGCCGCTGAATATCGGGAGCATCACGCTGAAGGGGGATGTGCATGGGGAGTAGGGCTGCCAAAGTGGCCTCCGTTCGGGTGACGAAGGTGGCTCCCGACTCCGTTCGGGAGTTTGCCTCATGGCGCGGAGCGCCACTTTTTCAAACGGTCCGGCTCACGCGGGCATCTCATCAAAGTGGCGCTCCGCGCGGTGTTTTAAACTCCCGAACGGAGTCGGGAGCCACATTGGGCGCCGCGCGGCTCCCCTGCCCTGCGAAAGGAGGCACCCGTGGCGCATAGCGTGCGGGCGTATCGGGCGGAGGATTTGGCGCTGGTCTCGGCCTGGTGGCAGGCGCATGGCCAGGGCGAATTTTCGGCGCGGCTGCTGCCGCCCGTGGGGGTGGTGGCGGAGCGCGATGGCGCGCCGGCGGCGGCGTGCTGGCTGTATCTGGCCGCGGGCATCGGGGTGTGCTGGCTGGAATATCCCGTGAGCCGCCCGGGGCTGGGCCTGGGGGAGGCGAAAGCGGCGTTTGCCGACGTGGTGGCGGCGCTGGAGGACGTGGCGCGCGCCCATGATTACGGGGTGATGATCGCCCACACGCTGGCCCCCATCGCGCGGGTGATGCGCGGACTCGGATTTCACGCGGAAAACCGCACCAAAGTGACCGTCATTAAACCTCTTCGCCATGGGAATTGAAACTGGAACCGCTATTCTAATCGCCTCGCTCGCCGCCACTGCCATTGGCGCGGGCGTGACGGCCTACAGCCAGCATCAAGCCGGCAAAACGCAGGAGGCGATCGCGGCCTTCAACGCGCACCAACAAGCGAAGCAGGCGGAGACGAACCGGCTGCAGATGGAGCTGACGGCGGCGACGCAGCAGCAGCAGGCGCAGGCGAATTTTCTCCTGCGGCAGCAGGAGGCGGCGGCGCATTATAATAATGCGAAGAGCCTCGAAAACCGGGCGCTGGGGCAGGATGCCATCAACCGCGAGAACCTGATCAAGCGGCGGCAGGAGTTTGCGGAGATGCAGGCGTCGCAGCGCGCCTCGCTGGCGGCGGCGGGGGTCTCCGAGTCGTCGGGCACGCCGCTGGATTTGCTGGCGGAGACGGCGATGCGCATCCAGCAGGACCAGGAGGAGCAGCACTACGGGAACGAGATGAAACGGCGCACGCTCTTCGCGGAGGCCGACCAGGAGAGGCTCGGCGGGCGGCTGGCGGCGGCGGGCGCGACGCTGGATCGCGACAGCCAGGTGACGGGCGCGGCGCTGAAGGAGGCGGCGGGCCGGAGCGAGTATCTGGCCGGGATGCGCCAGGCGGAGCTGACGCGGCTGACGGGAAAGGCGGCGGCGCAGGCGGGCGACCTGAACGCGGTGGCGACGCTCTTTAGCTCCCACGCGGAGGCAGGGAAGACGTACCTGCAATATGCGGCGGCGTAGCGGCAGGCGGGGCGGGCACGGCCCCGAGCTGCCCGGCGCTCCCCCCAGCTCCGGGCGCCCCGCGGCGCGTGCGCCCTCCACGGTTGAACGAATTTTGTAAGGACTGAAACCATTTCCAAATTTATGCCCATTGTCCCACTTCCACGAATTACGCCGACGCCGGAGGCGCCGGAGCCGGTGCTCGATCATCTGCGGCGGCCGACGATCGATCGCTCGCCGGTGGTCGAGGGCGCGGCGGCGCTGGCGAAAGCGCAGGAGCAGCCGAAGGTGCCGATGGAGCTGGCGGCGCCGTATTCGGCGCTGGGGGCGATCGGGCGGGCGATCTCCGAGACGGGCTCGGTGCTGGGCGCGCTGGCGGTGAAGCGGCAGGAGGCGCTGACCTCCAAGCAGATCACCGATGGCGATGCGGCGATGCGGCAGCACGACCTCGAGGAGGACAACTGGCGCCGGGAAAACCCGGACCAAACGCAATGGGGGGCGGGCGGCGCGGAGCGGCGGCAGGCGTTCATCAAGTCGACGCTGAGCAATCCGCAACTCACGCCGGCGGCGCGCGACGCGCTGACCACGCGGATGAACCGGTGGGACGGGATGCAGGGCGCGCAGACGCAGTATTTGTCGGACACGAAGACCTTTGGCGAAGCGAAGGCGGGGCTGGACGAGGCGGTGCATGGCGGGATCCAGGACCAGGACATGCCGCGGGTGAACCAGGCGTTTGTCGCCGGCGTGAAGCTGGGGGTGTATCACCCGGATGACTGGGCGCGGTTTCACGATCTGTATGCGCAGGAGGGCGAGCGGCAGACGCGGAAGCGCGAGATCGCGGCGGGCGAGACGGCCACGAACGCGGCGCTCGCTTTCACGGAGAAGAACGGGCTGGCGCTGGCGGAGCGGAATCTCGACGGCGGGATGTTTGATCCGATCGGCTACACGTCGACGATCGAGGAGCGGGAAATCCAGCGGCACAAAATGCAGGACCTGGCGCGGAATCGCGAAGGGACGGCGCGCGAGACGCTGGTAAACGGCATCGCATCGGGCGAATTGGACACGCCCAAAAAGATCGCGGATGCCGTGAAGGACGCGCCGTTCAAGCAGTTCGTCTCGCCGCAGATGCTGGAGTCGGCCAACAAATATCTGCACGACCGCAAGGCCGAGGCGGAGCAGGCGGACCGCGAGGCGAATGGCCCGCAGAATTTCGCGGAGATGTACCAAAAGGTCGCGGCGTACGACCGGTCGCAATTCAAGACGGATGAGGACGCGCAGCTGGCGGCGTTCAATCTGCGGCTGGAGATCCGGAAGAAAGTGGGGGCGCAGGATGACGGCTGGCTGGCGCAAAAGCTGTGGAAGAAAAGCAATGCGGGGCCTCCCCCACCCTTCCAGCCGAGCAGCCCGGTGCAGCAGCTGATCAATGACCGGATGGATCGGATTTTCGATCCGCGTACCGGCTTGTATAAATGGCAATGGCCAGTCGGGGTCCGCGATGCGAGCGGGCGGCAGCTGTACGATGCCTCGGGCGCCAAGAAGATCGAGTGGGTGCCGAATGAGGACAATGCGCGGGAGAACCAGGTGGCCCATGCGAAGATGCGCCTGGAACTGGACCAGTGGATGAAGCAGAACCCGCAGAAGGCGCAGGACCCGGAGGAAGTGAGCAAGGCGATCGGGCGATTCGCGCCGGACGGCTATCTGGAGAAGGTGAAGGACGAAGCCACGAGCCGGTTCGGCGCGCTGCCGCTGCCGGGAGCCTCGCCGGCAGCGGCTCCGCCCCAGGCGGGTCCGGCTCCGCGACCGACGGGCTCGGCGGCGCCGCAGGCGAGCACGGGCCCGGTGCCGGATGACCTCGTCGCGCTGATGAAAAAGACGGAGGGCTTTAACCCGCAGGCCTTCGGGGACTACAAGCAGCTGAGCATCGGATACGGCACCCGCGCGCACCATGCGGACGAGCGCATCTCCGAGCCGGAAGCGGACGCGCGGCTGCGGAGCGAACTCGCCATGCATGCGGGCAACATCGACACGGCAGCGAAGGCGGGCGGGTATCACCTCACGCCGTCGCAGCGGAACGCGCTGATCAGTTTTGATTTCAACACGGGGCATGGCGCGTACCTGCTGAACACCGCGGGCGGGAATCTCGCGGAGGTGAAGGAGCGGCTGCAGAAATACACGCAGGCCGGCGGCCAAGTGAGCCCGGGCCTGGTGAACCGCCGGAAAATGGAGGCCGGCCTGATGAACCTATGAGCAACTATTTTTCGCACACGGTGGTGGAGGAAAATCCCGATCTGACGGATCCGGATTTGGCAACGCAGGACGAGGAGGCGAACGACGGCGCGAGCCAGGACCTGAACGCCAGCAACGGCGCGAGCGATGAGGACGTGGCGCAAGCGGGCGACGAGCCGGCGCCAGAATCTGCGCCACCGCAGGCTCCGGAGGCGTCCGCCCCCACGGAGGCAACGGCGCCGGAGGCTCAAAGTCCGACGGCTCCAGCTCCGGCAGACCCGGCGGCGCCCCCGGATCGAACGGCGGCCAAAATCCCGGCGGATGCCGCCGCGCCGGCTTCACCAGGCGCAGCTTCCGCCCCAGCGCCTGCGACTTCCTCAGCGCCCGCCGCCATCAGCCACACGATGCTCGGGGCCGGCCGCCAGGCGATGAGCGCGACCGTCAACACCATCGAGCAGGCGAAGGATCGGGACGTGGAGTCCATGGTGATCGATTCCCCAGCGTGGCTCGGCCGGCTGACTCCGGAGCAGCGCGAGCCGTATGACCGCTGGCTGAACGCGTACGAAGATCCCGCGGCGCGGAAAGCGGCGCTGGAAACGCTGGCGAGCCAGATCGCGGTGATGCGCATCCTCGGCGGCTCGGACATCCGGGCCGTGACGAACGACTGGGAGCGGATCCGCACGAGCTTTGCCCGCTGGCAAGGCCCCGGCTGGGAGGCGGCGCAGCAGGATGACGGCGCCTTCAACCTGCAGATGCAAAAGCGGATGCAGTTCCACAAGGATGAGCGCGGGCTGCTGACAGGCGAAGACATCGTGGAGTTCCCTTTCCTGGGCGCGTACCGGCTCGATAGTCGCGGCCTCACGAAGGCGGCTCCGAGCCTCGCGGAGCTGGCCGCCGAAGCGGCCTACCAGGGCAAGCCTTTCCCGGAGGCGCTCGCGAAATGGCAACCGCAGGCCGAAGGAAAGACCGGCTACGATGCCTCGCGGCGCGCCTACCACGAGGAAGTCGGCCGGCTGTATTATGACGATGTGGCGGCGACCAAGGCGAAGATGGAACCCGTGGTGCAAGGAATCTACAACACGCTGGCGGCCGACCAGGGGCGGCTGCTGCCGTTCGGGCAAAAGGTCGTGGCGACCAAAGATCCGTTGACCCTGCTCGACCACTATTCGCCCCGGGAAAAAGACATGGCTTTCCGGATGATGGGGGACATCGCGGACAAAAATCAGATCGCCAAAGGCGCATGGCAGGCGTTCGTGGAGCGCATCGGGAGAGGTTTTGGGAGCTGGATGAACGATCGCCCCGGCGAGCGCGCGTGGCTGGTCGACCACCCCTTCAAGGAGGGAGAGAAAATCCTGCAGATCCCCGGCAGCGACGATCCGCTCTTCGTGCAGCAGCTGCGCCGGCAGGCGGCCTCCGAGCCTCATTGGTTCAACATCGATATCGGCAAACCATTGACTGCCGACGAGGCAGATCGCTGGAACAGGATCGTCGCCGAGCGCATCGAGCACATCGACACGGAGCAGCGGCTGTGGAATTTTACCCGAAACAGAATCGATCCCGCCGTCGGCGGTAATGAGTTTTTCCGGCATTGGGTGCTGCCCGTCGCGGATGCCGTGCCGCTCATCGCGGGCATGACGATCTTCCGCGGGTCCTACGCCGGGCTCACGACGACCCTCGAGTGGAGCAAGAACCAGGGAGAGGAGTATGATCGGCTCAGTGAGGCCTACCCCGGGATGGATCCGATCGAGAAAAATCGGCTCTCCAAAATCACCGGACTCGGGCAGGCGCTGTTGAATCGCCTGGAGGTGGGCGGCCTGACGAAGTCCCTGCCCTTCACCCGCCGGCTGCTGACGGGAAACTTCCTCACGCGCTTCGGGGTCAATACGACCAAAACGCTGCTCGCCGGCACCAGCATCGGACTCGTGCAGAGTCACGTGGTGCCCGCGCTCGTGCAGGATGCCCTGACAAACGATCCGCAGTTTGACGTGCATTGGGCCGACGTGTGGCGCGAGGTGCTCCACGACGCGCCGTCGACCTTCGAGGGCATGGCGCTGCTGTCCGTCGGCGGCGGCGCGCTGGAGGCCCGCCAGCAGGGCAAGGACATGCAGCGGTGGCGCGACGTCTCGGGCAGCAAGACCACGATGCTCCTGAAGCTCTACACGCCCGAGGAGATCGCCCAGGTGCAGGCCGCGCCGGAGCTGTGGCAAAAGGGAGCGCTCATCGAGAAGTTTGATGAAGCCGCCAAGGGGCGGCCAGCGCCAACGGGCGAGGCGCGGGAAAAGTTCATCCAAGACGTTTTCGCGGCCGCCGCCGAGGAACGCGCGCTGTTCAACGAGCGAGCCAAGAACGAGGTGGGCACGAATGCGGACGCGGCCAAAGCCGGCCTGCGCCTGTTTCTCGATGGCGACACTTGGAAGGTGCAGCATGCGGACGGCCGCACGATCGAAGTGAGCAGCGCCGACGCCGGGCGCACGATGCGCGACGATCTGCTGGCGGTCTCCACGCAGCAGGAGGCGGACGCCGCCGTCCGCATCCTCGAGCGCCTGCACCAGCTCGTCCTGGCCGGCGGCGACGCCAAGCCGCAGACGACGCTCACGGGCGAGCGGCGCACCTACCGCAACGGCGAAGTCTTCAGCGCCCGTCCCGGCGAAGAACCGAAGCCGATCACCGTGGACGGGATC